TAATAAATCATTAATACTAATAGATGATCCTTTTATATTAGCTATTACTAGTGAACTATCTTTTTGTGTAATAGTTTTAGGAGTTTTAAAAGGATGATTTTTAATAGTAAACTCTAAAAGATCAATTGGAAAAGTATTTCCTTCATTTCCAGTATATGTAAATGTAATAGGAGAAGACGGAGTAATAGTCTGTTCTTCTACTGATAAAACTAAAGGAGTCGAGTTTAAAGTTTCATGGTAAATAACAATAAATTCGATCTTGTAAAAATCTTGATAATCAGTTGTGTCAAGTTCTATTTGAATACCTTTTCCTGAATTAATAGTATTACCATCTCCATTATACTGAGCAGATTGTCCTAATGTTTCAGAATCTGAAACAATGTGAATAATATTTCCAGGAGGAGCTATTAAAGTTTCTTTACCATCTAAAGTTTTTAATCGATAACTTACTTGATATAAACCAGTAGCTAGACTGCCGCTAGTTATAATTTTTAATAATGGTTGTTTATAAATTATATCTGGAAAAATATCTACTTGTCCTACAGGGAAAGTTTCTAAATCAGGCTCTTCTAGATTAATTGTTCTAAAATAATTATTATAATCACTCCAATAAACTCTTTGAACGCAATCTGTTTCGTAGCGACCTAAAGCTTCAATAGGCCATTCTTTTTTAAAACTTAATTGAGGATTGTAATATTTTAAACTAGGAAATCCAGGTAAAATATCTCTAGTCGCAGTATCATATTGCACATCATAAATCCAACCTTGTGCCCCAGAGTCATCTGCTACAAAAAGTATAATTCTGTTTCTTATAGTAGTGTATCCTATAATTTCTGGATTAACAGCAGTCCAAGAATTACTATTGAAAGTTCCCGAAGTAGGAATAGTAAACATTTGTTTATTGCCTTTGATATTAGTCCATGCTCCCATAGACTCTCCGCTTGTAGTTGTTATCCTAATATCAACGGCATCAATATAAAAACTAGCTGCTATACTATCGTAAGCAGTGTCTTTATTTAATCCTTGGTATGTGTTAATATGTCTTTCCATTATGGAGTATTAGATGGTATAACCGTCGCTGGATTAGGTCCTTGTGCATCCGCAGAAAGAGAATTTATAGTAGATACAAGAGCCACTCCTGATTTAGGTCTAAACTTACGTTGTTCAGGAAGTTGCATATTGGCAAAGAAACTTGCATGTGCTTGAAGATCTGGAATAGTTCTTACTACAGAGTTTTTAACAGATTCTGCTTCGTCTACGCCGTTCCATTGTTTAGCATGGTTAACTGCTTGTGCAAAATACCAATCACGATCACGCTCGATAATTTGATATTTATCTCCAGCAAGTTCATTTCTAATCCAAAGCTTTCTAGCAATTTTGTGGGCTATATAATGAGCTCCTGCTTCCATCCATTGCTGCTCTGCAGGAATAGTAGGATAGCCGCAATCGTCGGTAGGTATAGCAGAGTAGCTCATTGCCATGAATCCTTCATTAAAAGAAGGAAAAATGTAACCAGTACCTACTGTATAAGTTTCACGAGATTCTGTTGTATAGTCTCTTGTATCATGATGATACCGTTTATGAAAGTAATCAGTTTTCCAACGCATTGGATACAGTCTACCTTTTCCACATTCAGCTTCTTCTAAATTAGCGACTCCGACTAAGTGAGCAGTTTGGCCAATTTTGTATAAATCAAAAGGAAGATCTCCACGACCGTCGCACGCGTGTATGTAAGCAATCTTTTCTTCCATTACTACTCCTACGTTAGTATGGGCCATAAACTCAGCCAACCATTCTATCCCTTCTTCATCATGGATATCATAGTTAAAGCCGAAATCCCTGATAACTTTATCAAGGATTGCTTTGTATGAAACGGTCTTTCCTGCGTACATTACATTAGTCCTTTAAGCACTGATTCTAATCTTTCAGCAATTCCTGCAGAAGACTCATCTTTTATAGGATTTTCGGTAGAAACAGATTTCTCAGTTTTCCATTCCCATTCTCCTTTGTCATTTTTACAACGACATTCTTTTGTAATAATATATCCTCCATCAACTTGTTCAATACGAGTTTCTTCAGAAGATCCATCTTCAAATTCTTTGCGTTTAATTGTAACAGTAGTTTCTACTTCTTTACTTCCTGTTGACATGATCATATCATCCATAATAAAAAACTTTACGATTAGGGTCTTTAACTACTTGAGCAATAAGTCTTAAATATTGTCTCGAAGCTTTAAAGTTATAAAATGTTTTGTAACGTAACGACACTGTCATATTATCCCAATGATGAGAATAAAACTCTTGACTGCTATGTTCGTTTTCGTGGTATATTAAAGGTTTGTTTTCAATTTCTGTAATTTCCTGACGAGTTAATTCAGGATATTTAGTATGCCAGTTTGCCCAAGTAGCTTCCCAGTTTACCTTTAAACTTTTGTACTTTTCACCGTTCTTATTAAAAAACTTAAGTGGATTACTCTTTACTCTTAGTTTTCCTAGTTTATTTAATTTTAATTCTAAACCTTCAGTTACAATAGCATTACTGTATTTGTCTAGAAGCTCTTTAATAAAATGATTATAGACTTTTTTATCTACAATAGACTCTTTAGCATTTTGTTTATAAAACGCAAAGAAAGCGTCTTTTTTGACACTTCCTGTATTCTTGCCTTTGCCTCTTTGAAGATATGTGTTATTCTTTTTCACGAGGTCCCATTAATGGTTGATCTGCTCTTTGATCTTCTGCGTTAATAGAATCATCATAAACCTGAGTACCTTTTTGCATTAGTTGCTGTAAAATATACGGCTTAATGTAACTCCAAGTCCATTGATTCATCGGATACGGATCAGAAGGTTTCCAACAAGTTTGTTTTGTTTCGCAATTAATATACTCTCCTAGAGCAGTAGGGTCTTCAAAGATTCCTCTTACTGTGATAGCTTTTATTAAGTTCACAGTAGGATTTTTGCTAAAAACGTACATGTAGCCATCATAAAGAAAACCGTACACAGCATTGTGTGTAGTTCTTCCATTACCTGCATAAGGCACTCTAGAATAATCGATTAGTAAAAACCTAGGTTGTAGTATGTCAGCAGGACCTACTGATGTAATGCCTTTAGTAAAGAAAAATTCTATAGTGTTAGGAATTTTCTTTTTTGTTCTTAAAACTTTACATCCAGTAGAAATAGGTACACAACATTGTATTGGATCCACTAGTTCTAACTCCATGCATTCTAAAGTTTGAATCACATAAGGATCTACGCTCCTATTTTTATTATACTCATTACGTAACCATAAGGCTCTTTGCTCATTAATAAAATCTGTGTACATCTCATAAGAGTATGAAGACTCTACTGAGTTTATAGCGAGCATCTCGTCTATCTGAGCGTGGTAATCGTATAGAGACAGCATAATAACAAATATACAATAAATTTTTTATCTACCTTGGGCTTTATAAGTCTTCTTGTAGTTCTTAGACGTTTTACACTTAGATATCTTTGTCTTCGCGTGTACGCCTGGGCGAGAGACTTTTACTTTAGCCTTTCTACCAATCGATGTTGAGTTAGCTTTAGCCATTATTCTTTTATTTCAAAGTGCATCCAATCATAGTCTTTTTCTACTCCTAAAGAAATAAATCCATGTTTGTAGAAAATATCAATCATTGATTTGTATTCAGGTCTAGCAAAACGTGCAGTACGTTTTGTTTCTTTTAGAGTATTTCTAGCAGGATCAAGATCTATTGCAATACCCCATGCATGCTTGCTCCAGGAAGTTCCTCCACGCATTTTGCGGTAGTTAAAACATCCTCCATATAGATCTATTCCTAATGCTTTTATTTGTGCAGAGCCATAGTGAGACAAAATATCATTAAATACAGCAAGAAGATTATCTGCTATATCTTTATGACATCTTACTCTACTTGTTGTAGTATCAGTATCCCATGCTATGCGCAATGGATAAGGACATATAATTGTGGTTAAATAACCTGCTCCTGTTTCGTTAGGCTTGCCGTATTTAGCTATTGCCTGCGCTGTCGTCATCATTTTTTTTCTCGTCTTGATTTATTTTTAAAATACTACTAAGCTGAGAAATAAGAGGTAAAAAATTTCCCCAACCCAATCTCACAAAGTTCTCTAAATTAGAGATAAAAAGCTGTAGTATAATAAAGTTGTAAAATAAATAGTGAAGCCAATCGTAGATATTAAATTGAAATCCTAGAAAACCTTTGTTGGGAATATATTTTGCTGCAAGGTTAGAACAAATAATAAACACCATGTAGATAAAAAGTTTTAACCAACCTTTTTGGAATTTTTCAGAAGAGAATCCTTTACCTTCTTTAATCGATGCTCTTATGCCTGTAAAAAGTTCTAGACCAAATAAAATAATAATTAAAATTCCTACAGGAATAGTAATGCCCATAATAGCTTCAAAGTAGTAAGCGGTAGAAGCTGCTACAGAACTGATTCCTAAAGCTATAGGCAAACTGTTAGGATGAAAGGTACTATCAATTAAATGACTTCCGTTGTTGTATCCACTTACTTTTGCTATACTTTCTAAAACTTTCATGGTCTAAAAAATTTTAACCGTAAAGATATACTATTTTTCTAAATCTTCTTTATCTTCTACTGTTAATTGAGACAGCGCTGCCGCTACTCCTCCTGCGGTTACTAAGTATCCTCCTAATGTTACTAGAGTAACGGGCAAGGTTATAGGCGCAGCTATAAGCACGCCTCCTACTGCTCCTGCTACCAAACCCACCTTTTGTATCTTTTTCCAAAATGTTGGAGTTTTAGAACTCCATCTGTCTTTAAGTGTTTTCATTTTTTTACTTATACGGTAAATAAGAAGTTCCCTTAGCTGACTTAACTGCTTTTAGAATTTGTTTACGTTGTTTGCCTGTAGACTCATAAGATACATGAACCCAGTCAGGATTAGTATCAGTTCCAAACTCCCAAATCATTTGGTCAAAATTCAAATTATCTTTGATATAGTTAAAGATTTGAGCATTGGTTACTGATGTACCATCCATATCAATATCAATCGCTTCACCAGAACAATGCTGTGAGGACAAACTTCCCCCGACAGCAGTATTGAGAGCTTTGCTTCTGTAGCCAGATGAGATATGAATTGGAACTCCAAAGTGTTCTCTAATTGGTTGGAATACATTCTCAGCCAATAATTTAAAGTTCTCAATATGCTCTGGTGTAGGCATATTACTAATTCCTTTTCTTTTAGCAGTTTCTGATCTCATTACTTCTGCTAATGCTAAATTTTTACTTAGTTGCATTTTACTTTGTTTTTATTGTTAGTCAATTACTTCTTCTGAAGCTTCTTCTTTATTCTCTTTTTTGCTTGACATGATTCTACCAACAGTTGTAATTCCAAATGCTCCAAGAGTAATAATCATAAATCCATCAAAGATAAACTCTTTTATGACAAGTTCTTTACCCCAAATACCTGTAACTACATCAACTATTAAAATAAACACCATAGCAAAGAATGCTACTACTCCTACAAAAGTTTGTTCATTTATCTCATTAGCATCTGATACTAATTCTTTAAAAATTTTTTTCATAATTTATTTTTTTTCTTTACTGCCTTCTTGAGTAGCATATTTGATACCCATGATTGTACCAACTATTGAGAAGGCATTTGTTAATAATACACTAAACATATTACTCCAAGTTGAACCAATAATTTGTGTGTCTTGATTGGTTATAATAGCCATCCAATATAATACTGTAGTTACAACTCCTACTCCAACTATAACAGCCAATGCAACTTTAACAATAATTTTAATCAGCTCACTTTGACTTTTCTTCATCATGACATCTAAGTCATTTAGTGCTGCATCCTTTTCTATCTCAATTGCATTTTTAAGCTTTTGAGAATTATCAAGTTCTATTTGCAAATTCTTTGAAAGATCTTCTATTTTCTTCTCATTATTTACAGCAGCAGTAACATCAGTTGCAA